CATCGTGCCACCAGCAAGTGCGAGACGGGTATCACGTTGCGTGTCTACATATGTCTTGTTCGCGGCATGGCCACCTAGAGAGGGTGTAGGTAAATTTACTAACTGTTGAAGACCCGCCATGTTAATGTCACCAGTCATGGTGCCACCAGACAAGGAAAGTTTAGTCGCAATACTGTTGTTAATTGTTGTTGCGAAATCAGCGTCATCTCCTAACGCTGCCGCTAACTCATTTAGCGTGTCTAAAGCACCGGGCGCTGAATCGACGAGTGCTGCAACTTCTGTATCAACATAATTTTTTGTTGCTGCATCTTGTGGATTGGAAGGATCTGTAAGGTTGGTGATGGTTGCGGCGGATGACGCATCCATGTTCAGTGTACCGTTAATGATAACATCATTAAATGTTGATGTTCCAACGGCTACTGTAACATTACCTACCACATCACCCGTAACGTCACCGGTTACATCACCAGTCAAATTTCCTGTTACGTTACCTGTAATTGTACCAGACGCAGAAAGTGTAGTAAATGCGCCAGACGATGGAGTAACGGTGCCAATAGTTGTTCCATCAATTGCACCACCATTTATGTCAATGGAACTAAACGTAGAAGTGCCAGACGAAGTTATGTTACCTGTTACATTACCAGTTAAATTACCGGCTACATCTCCGGTTACGTCCCCAGTTACATCACCAGTTACGTTACCTGTTAAATTGCCGGTGACATCTCCAGTCAGGTCACCTGTCACATTACCTGTTACATCTCCAGTGACATTACCAGTGACGTTACCCGTTAAGTTACCAGTCACATCTCCAGTGATATTACCAGTAACATCGCCTGTAACATCTCCAGTCAGGTTACCTGTAACGTCCCCAGTCAGATTACCTGTAATGCCACCAGACGATGAGATTGTTGTGGCGGCTATGCTTGAGGCAACGCTGTTACCAATAGCTGTACCATCAATATTACCACCATCAATATCAGCGGTGTCTGCAACAAGGGTATCAATATTAGCTGTACCATCGATGAACAGGTCGTTCCACTCGTTTGATGACGACCCAAGATTATAGGTATCATCTAGGCTTGGGACAAGGCTTGTACCAAAGTTGCCGAGAACCGCAACCGTGTCTGACGCGGCATTGCCAAGGTTCACATCACCAAGTGCGTTCAGCGTTGCAGTGACTGTGAGATTTGAGTTAGCAGTGACATTACCGCCAAAGAAACCCGTTCCAGAAACTGTAGAATTGCCTGAAGAAACGAGGTTACCAGTAAGAGTAATATTGCCGCCAATAGAAGCATTAGAAGTGATAGATATAGTATCACCGCTAAGAGCATCGATAAAGCCCGTACCATCAATATATATATCTTTAAACTGAGTTGAACTAGATCCTAAGTCTACAGTATTTGAAGATTTAGTGGTAATTGCACCAGCACCAACGGAAGTAATAAATGGTATTTCTACCCACCGCGCCGTGTTTACCGTGTTATTCAAGCAGAGGTGATACCGCTCCGTGTTTGTATTAATCCAAATAGAGCCAGGAGCATACCCAGCATTAGCATCATCTGTGGTGGTGGGATCAGCCGTGGCGGTTGTGTTATTTAAACCACCAATACCACCATTGTCCGCTGGAAGGTAGTTGCTGACAGAAGACACAAGATCAATTTTAGGTGCGTTACCCGCAGTACCGTCGTGTGAGTGCCCACTTATGCTAAACGCGCTCTGAATCTGATTAAATTCAGCATTCAGCGGAGGCGCAGTAATGTTTGCACCGTTAATAATGTCAGCAATAGACTGTCGTGTATATCCTGCCATTTTAGCGTCTTCCTGCTACAGAGAACTCAAATACAATTCCCTGGATTGAATGTGGTTCAAAATTGCCAAGTGAAACAAACGAAACCGATGCTGAAAAGCCAGAGCCCTGAATGTTTGTGGTCATAATTGGTTTATTGTTGCCACCGTAATTCACGTTTGTGCCCGCATAGTTAATGTTTCTGCCCTTATATCGAACAGGCGCACCCGCACTTGTTTCTGAATAAGACGAAGGCTTGGCCGTGTTTGGATCTTCATAGTCGTAAGTTACTGATAAGTTCAACGTCATTGGCCCTTCTGACCGGATAAACGTATTAATCTTCCGCATCGTCTTCCGAACTTCAGTATCCCCAAAGTCATAAAAAGGTGTTTGATACACCGAGAGAATATCCGCACCATCGAACGTAGTTCCAGACTCTTGCTTATATACCTTACCGTTGTAGTCCCCATGCAAGACAAGTTCTTCACGGTTCACATACCGGGAGTCTGTACAACTTGCGCGTATGCCGATGATTTCTCCGAATTCCCAACCAAGACGTTGGTCAGCCGTCCGAAGACCGCCAATGATTCCAAAACTATCTGTAGTACCAATTGTACCATCGCCCACAAAATAACGTAATTGTGATTTACTTCGTACCACAACACCAACAAGTGTGTCTAGGTCAAAGTCGGCGGGTAAATCAGTAAGAAGATGCTGAATGCTTTTACTGATTGTTTCTAGTTCAACGTCACCAATCCTTGACGTACCTGCCACCGGGCGAAGACCATCAGGAGCCAAAAATACCAAGTCACCCCCAATCTCCAGTACGCTATCTTGTGCGATACACCCAACATTGGTTGTAATTTGGTCGAGTACAAAGCCCACGTTAATGTCGGGACTTGCTCGTTTGATGCTGTTATTCCCGAAAATAAATAAATCGTCTCGAAACGGTTTAAACTGAACAACGTCAAAACCAACACTTAATTGTCCTGCTCCAGATCCCGCTGTAAAATTAAAAGGATCATTTGGCGCACTGAATGACAATTTACCTAGTG